CCGCAGCTAGCGAAGTATTGCGGGAAGTGCGCGAGTGGAACGCCAGAAATAAAGACTCAGGCTTAAAGATAAGCAACTTTGCTAAAAATGCGTACCGTAGACTTAGAGAAGCCCGCCGTCCAGCTAGAGAGCGCGCGCTCAAGGCTGTACCTATAAGCGCGCGGCAGCAAATGGCGTCAGGTGCTGAGTTACTAGGCTACTAGTTTAGCTTAGCGCCCGTGTCCATGGATTGTAAGCTGCCTAATGTTAAGTCACTAAGCTCCTCGTCCGCTTGGTCAAGGAGGGCTTGCATCCTTGGGTGCGACAAGTTTATACCTAACACGTATGATTGCGGCAACTGAATAGGGGTATGCTTGCCCAGTGAGAACTTCTTCGACTTAGGCGTTGCGTTTGCGTTCTCCGTGTTTAGGCTACTTACAAGGCTGTGCCAATCTCCCCCTTTAGATGACAGCCACTTGCGAAAATGCGTACTAGACAACATGACTGTGCCGCTGTCGAACATCTGGGCGACGTTCTTTCTGTACACATCTATCCTAACGTGGATGCTACCCCGTGGCACCCGAGCAAAGTCCATTATAGGCTTGCTGTCACCCATGGTGTGCATAACCCGCACTGTTTCAGCCGCCTGCTCGTTTATGTATTCAGCAATTAAATCGAAAGCGTCTATCTGGTTATCCGCGACGCTCTTTCGCAGCATAGGTAGTTGCGCAGTAGCCCATTTAATGCACTGCTCTGGCGTGTACTTTATTAGCCCCCAGCTGTGCGCCAGTCTAAGCGCTAAATCTGTGAGTATAAGTACTTGCTCCCAGTAGCGCTCCTGTCCTGTAAACTTAACACCATACCGAGAGTTAAACTTGTGCGTGGCTTCCGCGATCAGAGCGTGGATACCCGCCTCGCCTATCCCAACAAGTTTTTTAACGAACGCACGTCCTATGTGCCCGTAGTTATCGGTCACTAACTTGTACAGCTTTCGGCCTACTGCGCTGCTCTCTGAAAACAAAGACGTACAGGGAACCTGCAGCTCCAGCAGTCTAGCCATCTGCGCGTCTGTGTCTAATCCTGACGCTATTAACTTGCCGCTCATAGATTTGTTAGTGGATACCATACAGAACGTAGACCATGTTTTAGATTCGCGTTCTTCTGCGTTCCTGTTAAGTCTAGCTTTGTCCCTACCTTGGCTTACCCAATACAAAAAGTCACCGACTTCCCTGTCCGGCATTAGCGTAGTTTCGTCAATCGTTACAGGTAAGTTAGAGTACAGGCCAAACCTACTGAACAACGTGTTCTGAGTATACTTAGCTTGAAAGTGTAGCTTAGTGGGGTCTCCAAATACGGATTGCGCCATAAGCTGCGCCAATGATTTACCTCCCCCTGTATCGCCAAACAAAGATACTGTCATCCCGTTTAGCCCGGTAAACGCAAGCAGTGGTGATGCTAAGCTAACGCCTATGGCAAACATGTGTGCGTTAAGATCCGCTTTCGGTAGTACATTCGTCATGTTAGTCCACGTACTAGCTTGGCCCCGCTCGCCAAACATATCGTTCGCAGGGCGTTGACCGGCACCAGCTAAACGAATAGATTCCTCAGAAACTGACCCGTCAGTAGTTCTTTTGTACAACGTGTCACCGAGTACGAATATTTTGTACTCGTCCTTCCAGCCCATAGTGGCGTAAAGGTTTGTCATCGCCCGAACTTTGCGCAGCTCGTTCATATAAGATCGAAGCATCATCTGAAAATACTCTGTCTGTTTCTTGTTCTCAAGAACAACACCTTGGTCAGCAATGGCCGTAATAAAGTCTCTGTAAGTGCCGTCTGCCAAATGAGCCTGTCGCAACACTAAGTCCTGCCAACCCTCATGTGGGCGGTGCCACTTAAACCTACAGGTCTCGTAGCCCATTATCTCATCACGTCCGTAGCTCACCGGATACAAGTCAAAGCTACATACGTCTATATCTGTCTCGTCTACAACTCGCTTAATGCCGTACTGCGTACGCTTAAACGGTTTAGGTATATCTATCTCAGTTATAGCCCCGCTAGGTGCGTCCTGACTTGTATCAACTTCCCTGTGGTTGGCACCCAATCGAGCTGGCGTACCTATGTTCCCGCCAACTTTACATCCGCTACAGCCTTTAGGTCTCAGTGACTCAAACTTAGAACACGTTGCAGGGCCAGTAGCCGCGTCCTCCCACTGCTTTAGTTTTATAAGCGTGGCCTGCTCGCTGTAGTCTGGGTGGTTCTTACTCCAGTTTTTTGCTGTGTCTTCAGGGTTAGAGCAGTACGCAGCCACACCCATCATGGCGTACCAAAATGGTTCTTCTACTTTGTCTTGGTTGTCTACGCCCCAACCGATCTGCTGACATTTGGCGGTCACTACAGAAGCAGTGGCGGGAGGGTACTCGTAGTCAACAGACATAGCGGCAAGCAACCCGGACGGAGCTGTTAGTTTTTTTCCGGGTAGCGCAACAGGAGTCTGGTACTCCACTAAAAGATTAAAGAATAAATCTGGGTCTACGGGAGGGCTGTCCAGTAGAACCTCGACAAGTTTTCCGCCTATGGGGTTTATCGTTCCTACAGGTCGCAACACCCGCGCGCTATCAGACGGTACCGCCCAGTCTTGTTCAAAGCCACGTTGTATAGCCGCTTGCTTTAATGCAGTAGCTATAGGTGTCCACTCATCTACCTCTAACTCACGCTCCAGTACCCAGTACACATGCAGCCCGTTGCCTGACGAAACAATCATGGGCATAGGTAGCTTTAGCTCGCTAACAAACTTCTGCAGCGCAAGCGCTGCAGCCTTCTTGTTTGGGTATCCTTTGTCCTCCTTACAGTCTAAATCTAACGCGAATGTCTTAAGCCGTCTGACGTTTGATTTTGCGCGCTTGTTGTCCTTGAACGCTGCTATAGCGTAGTAAACGTTCTTACTAGCAAGTCTTAGTTCTTCAACCCTCTCTCGGAGTTCGCCAACGGAATCGTGGAATGATTGTCGTGCAGTACCATTCTCTATATAAAGGGCGCAGTAAACGCCCTCCGCTGGCAGAACCCGTTGTAGAAATTCCAACGTGGTCATACATATTTGCCTTGTAATGCGGGGGCCGAAGCCCCCAGCTTAGTCTGCTAATAGTTCTAGCAGTGCCTCAAACCGAACATCATGCGGTATAGTAACTGCTTTAGCGGGGGGCCAATCCCCTTGCTTAACTAACAATACCAGCTGCTTAAGCACAACTTTAGCTTTTTGCTCGTTTTTTGCTCGTATAGGCTTACCATTTACCCAGCCGTGGTATGTCTGACGAGACACACCCAATAGCTTAGCCATGTAATCCATACTCAGGAACATGTGCCCGCGAAGTGACTCCACTTTATCAAAGTCCAGCGGTATGCTACTCATCGTCTAGTCCCTCCAACATATTTTCTATATCGCTAGTCATCTTATCCATTGCGGGGTCTGCGTCCGCGACAGGTGCCGCAACTGGCTCTTGAGCAGGTGCTTTAGCTTTGGCACCCCCAAACCCTCGTGCCGACGCTGGCGCGACTTCCTCATTCTTAGTCCAACTAGCATCTACAGGTGCAGGTTCAGGTTCAGCAACAGGCGCAGGTGTTTCTTTTATCAAAAGCGGCTTAGGCTTTTCCTCAACGTTTTCCTGTTTACCTACCGTTTCGGAGTCAACTTCACCCGTGATTTCTTTAACCTTGTCTGACCCAAACAATCCCTCTACAGCGCTTTGAGTTTCGTTGTCTATAAACCCGCCAAATGTAAACTTCAAACGCGGGAACGACGCGTCAGTATCAAAAGACACAACGGTCTTTACAATCTCCGGCGGAAACCCACGTTGCCATAGCTCCTTAGTGTAGGTGTTGAGCCCCTTAAGCGCTGAAGGCGTTACCTGTAACAAGTACATAGAACCTCTAGGGTCTTCAGCTGGTAAAACTGCTAAGCGCTTCTGGTCCGAGCACGCTTTTATAGGTGCCCCAGCTGGAGTAGTCTTAGATCCCCAAGCATTCTGCGGGCATGACGCGCATAAATCGTTCTGAGGATTTGTGACATCTGCAGAAGGTCTAACCCCGTCAAGGGAAAAACAATCCGGCCCTGCCGGTTCAGCATCTTTGTCCCACTGCTGCGCGTAATACGTTTTACTACAGCGGGGATTAGCTCCGACTATAATTATTTCTAGCCTAGTATTGTCCAGAACAACTTCTGAACCGTCTTCTAGGATACGGAACCGCGAACCTTTAATAGATATGCGCGGGGGAGATTTCTTATCTTGCCCGCCTAACCCGCCGCCTAACGCTGTCGCTAATGCTGATGGCTTCCCAATCGCATTCATCAAATGAGCGGGAACTTTTACGGTCTCTGGAATTAAATTACTCATGGGTCTACTACTCTCCTTTTAAGGTAGGTTTTCTAATATTTATATTTAACTTGGTGCCGTAATTAACACCGGGTGGCACAGCTGAGTGCGCCTCTATATGCTCACGCACAGCGTTCTTGCTGACACGTTTCTCTAACATCTCAAAAGCCTCGTTCTCCTTTACAAATCCTAGTACAGCATCCCAGTCCGCGACAGTCGCAAAGTCAGTCGTGGTTAGAAACGCAGTTCCACTTCCGGTCTTGAATGAGCTAACGCCGTCTTGGTCAGCTTTATCCTTTAACCACTTCTCTAAATACACCATCTTCTCTTTTACTTCCGCAGCACGTTCTTTTGCTTCCGCTTCGATGGACTCCTTTTTCCGGCGTAGTTTTAAATACCCCGATATAACACTTTCAACTGTTGGCATTACTCCGTTCCTCTTTCAATAACTTCTAGTAGTAAATCTTGCAAAGCCTGCTTACTAGCCAGCCTCTGGTACATCTTTTCCTCTAAATCGGTGGCCGCTATGTGTACTACATTGCTCACATGCCGCTTGCCGATACGCTCTATACGCCCGTTGGCCTGCACATACTGCTCGTTGCTAGTGGTTGGCCCGTACCAAATTACTGTACTGGCCTCGGTCAAAGTTAACCCGTGCGCCATTGTTGCTGGATGCGCTATAAGCACGCGAGGGTCTTCGCTGTTTTGGAAATTATGGAATATGTCATTGCGTTTGTTCGCGGAGACTTGCCCGTTAACAACAGCGGTAGAAAACAGTTTATTTAACTTACTTTCTAACATGTGCAGCGTACCTGTAAGCGGCACGAACAATATGACTTTACCTCCAGCCTCTTGTATAACTTCTTTAACCGCTGCTACGCGGTCATTGCAGTCCAGTTCAATGTTCTGCCCGTCGTCGCTGTAAGCAACGCCGCAGGCTATCTGAACAAGTTTCTGTAATCTAATAGCCGCGTTTACCGCAGTAATTTCAGCGCCATCATGCGCCGTGGAAGACGTTATAAAGTGCTTGACCATAGTCTCGTAGTGAAAACGTTGCTCAGCAGTCATCATTACTCTGCGTGTTTGCACTACTGTGTCAGGCAAATCAAAACACTCGTCGCGCGTATACCTAACCGACGGCTGCAGTACTTTACTTACAATGTCCACGCTCTCTGGGCGGGCGATAAATTTCCACTGCCCTACCTTCATCATTACCTGCTCTTTAAACGCTGTGTACGTCCGAGGTAAGTCTTCGTTCTTTATAAGATGCCCCAATGCCCACGCATCTGTAGGTTCATTGGGTGTGGGTGTGCCGGTCATTAGCCAAACCCGCGCGTTCTCGTTACGCGCGATAAACTTACGAAACATTTTAAACCGCACTGTGCTTGGGTTGCGTAAGACGGTTGCCTCGTCAACAATTATAAGGTCAAACATGTTGTGTGCATCTTCAGATATTATCGAGAACCCATCGTGGTTGATAACGTAGAAGTCAACATCTGCTTTTAGCAGCTTCTTGCGTCTTGCCGCTGCGCCATGTAGCACAACGTGTTTACGATGTATCAAACCCGTGAATATCCCGTCTCCCCACACTCGCTCAAGAGTAGACAACGGCGAAAGTATTAGTACCTTCTTAACTACGCCAGCATTCATCAAGTAGTCTGCGGCCCACAACGCGCTTTGGGTTTTGCCTGTGCCTATCTCGTTCAACACTAAGCACCTACTGTGCATGGTCAAAAAAGCAGCAGTCATACGCTGGTGGTCGTACGGAGTAAATCTACCCGGCCAGTCGTAGTAGTGCAGGATGGGGGACGGGGCTTTTATGCCTAATGCTCTTAGGCTGGTGGATTCTTTGACCCTATGTGGAATTACTACTAGGTCTTTACCTTTAAACTTGTACGGCTTAGAGGTAGGTACCGTGCTCAATACACGTTCTGGGTTACTTAGATTAAGTAGTAACGCCTTTGCTTTCTCTATTACTAGCATCAATGAACTCTCTAACTTCTTCTATTGTGGCTTGGTCGTAAACAACGAAGCACTTTCCTCCCGCGTTCTCAATGCGGGCCATTATCGCAGTCTGCAGTGCGGTAGGTTTTCTGCTCTTATTGGCCTTACACTCGACACCGACAAACCGTCCGTTAACTATAGCAACACGATCTGGTATTCCTGCGCTTCCAAACGGGCCAGCCTGCGGACTGTACGCCCAAACTCCTTCAGCTTGCAGCATCTTATCTAACGCTTTTTTTATTTTACCTTCAGGAGTTTGGGCCATTTATATACTACACCTACTGTTAAGTTTGTCAACTTAAACTATACATACTCGCAAAAGCTTTTACACGGACAGAAATTACACAAGCCACTTGGCCTAGCAGGCCAGTTATCTGTTTTAGCGGACTGCTCTATGCGCGCTATCTTACCGAGTAACTTCTCCCACAACTCTGGTATGTCCGCGCGCGTGTAAGATTTTGAGTCCATAGTTAAGTCTTTAAGCCACACAAAAGATGTGTTTATTTTCTTAACATCTTGCCTATGGGTGAGCACTTGAAGGGCAAACAACTCTAATTGACTGGGGTCAGGTCTGCGCTTACCTGTTTTCCAGTCGAACATAGCGCCTACACCGTCTTTAATAATTAATACGTCTATCTTACTTCGTAGCCAAGCGTCTGCGTCCCACCACCCTGTAGGCTTTAACGAGGCATTGAGCGTCATCTCCTCCTCTGGCAGCAACTCTCCGCCTTCTGCCATACGAATCATAGATTTACACAGGGGCTCATAGCGAATTACTTCTTGTGGTAACTCCGTATTCTCCGCCAGTCGATCTTCTAGCATCTTGTGAACACGTTCTCCCCATTGTGTTATCTCGTTTCCCTTGTCCGTAACTTCTTTAAGTACGCGCTGATGGTGGTACCGCTTTGGGCAATTCTCGTACATCTTAATAGCAGAGTAGGAATGAGTTAGTTCAATCATCTATTTAGCTTCTCCATAATTCGCGCCTATGTCAGCCTCGCAGGCGACGGGTAAGTCGTGTGCCCACACGGGGGGTGTAGACATTACGCCAACAAGATAGTCGCGGCAAGTTTCTGCTTCGTCTTCGTCTACTACACATACAACCTCATCATGGACTTGAAACGCTACATTATACCGTCTGCCTATAGCAACCATTTGCTCTGAAACAACTATCCTCGCTACAGCTTGTGTAATATTCTCTACTACCTTCCCTCCATATATTTTAGTCCACGGCACTTCAACGGCTGCGTTCTGCAACTTTGCTGCAGCTAAACTACGAAACGACCTAGCATTGTTGACGTACTCATAGTTATTACCTTTGTGGCGAAGCAGTGGATACTGCATGTGCAGTCCATTGGGCAAGCGTATGCGTCCATTGTCGTAACTTATCAAACTGCATATGTCTCCTTGGTTTTTAGCTTGCAGACCGGCTAGTGCAGTTCCACATGTACGCCACAGATTAACTATGTTGCTGTTCTTATTACGGTATAGAGAGACAATACGCGCAGCCTCGTTGTCATCCATGTCAACAGGTATAAATCCTGACACCATAGTGTCTAAGAACTTCGCGGCACCCATACCATAGCCCAGTCCTAAGATAGCTGTTTTACCAACATGACGCTCAACCTTGTCAGCCTTGGATATCTGCCTACTGTAGACATCTGTAGCAAACAACGAGTAAACATCGTCCCCTCTACGAAACGCGTTTACTAAATCAGTCTGCCCTGCCAAATACGCAACGACTCGCGCTTCAATCTGGCTAGAGTCGCACGCTACGAGAACCTTGCCCTCTGGTGCGGTAATAGCCCTGCGTAACTGCCCTCCTCGGGGCAGGTTCTGTAAGTTAACTTTGTCTCCCCCTGAAAACCTACCTGTGTGAGCACCGTAGTAATTAAGCATGATAGGTAGAAGCCCCCGTTTCGATATGCCCATAAACGCCTCCGTGCGCGTCTGCTCAATCGTTGACTTAATACCTAAACGAGTTTCTGTAACCATGCGAACAGCGCGCTTAGGGTGGCTAAGTAGCTTCTTCAAACCCGCATCTGTTTTTGCAAACGCATACGCAGCCTTACCTGTCTTAGCGCTTATCTTCATAGGTGGCGTTGCACCTAGCTTTGTTAAAAGCGTAGCGAATTTAGGGTTAGACATGATTATCTTTTTAGCTTCTTCGCCACCGCCTAACTGGGTTAGCAACTTTTCTTTGCGTAGCTTTTCATTAAGAAGGTGAGACTCTAGTACGTCATAGTCCAGCTTAATCGATGGCTCTGTATACATACGCAAAGTCTGATCTATAACCATAAGCTCAGACGTGGGGAACCCCTTTACTAGTTTCTTAAACAAGTTATATGTAAGCTCAACGTCTTGTATGCAGTAGTCTGCGTACGCATTCATTTCAGCTTCGGTAAAGTCTTTACGCCGCTTGCCTATATTATTCTCTACTTCTGTGCCCTTAGCGCCTAAACCGTAGTAGCCAGCTAGCGCTTTAAGGGAACCGCCTACTGTCATCTGGTGGTAAGGCCGCGCCATCGAGAGAGTATCTAGCCATAGCTTAGGCTTCACGCCGTAATGCCAAGAAAGAATTGCGCCGTCGAACGCTGTGTTGTGGCACAGAATAGCTTTGTCATCGTAACGTATAGAATTAAGAAACTCGTTTACGTCACTGCCGCTATAAAAATCTGTTTCGTTGTCGCCTATTTTAACGCCGACACCTATCACCTCAAACCTAGAATCACGTACATATGACTCAGTGGTCATACGGCTTAAGCTAAACTGCTTGTCGTAGTACGTTTCAAAATCAATAGTTACTATTTCCACTGGTACGCGCCTCCGGTGCGCAAAACTACTGCGCTAAACAGCATCTACGCCGTCCTCACTTACCTCAAACATATCCAAGAATTCAATTAGCTTAGTCAAATGGTGGTGGGCTTTGCGTATATCGTCAGACCCACCTTTGTACCGCTCGCGCGCAAGGTATCCTATGGCTGTTGCTTTGTGGTACCCCCGATACTCATCAGGTGTAAGCCATGCTTCCATCGCCTCCCATGGTTGTATGTCCATGTCTGTGTAGTGCGTTCCGCCTATCTGGCTATTCATTACATCTATCATCTCTCAATCCTCTTTTACCGCCCTGAAAACAAGTCGCGCACTAGCTGGTTGCTAATCGCGGCGCTGCTACTATCTCTTTTCTCAACAAATTCTAAAAAGGCCGCGTCTTCATCGTCAAACTCTGCTTCTAAGTTATCCGTGGAATAAAGCTCCGCCAGTAAGTCGTCAGCGCTAACGCCTTCATATACGCCATGGCTCATATGTCTATACCTTGACTACGCAACAACAACACAAACCCCCGCAACTCGTCCTGTGCCCTGTCTAAATCTGCCTTCGCATCGGGCTGCCCAGCTGAGCGCAAAACCGCTTCCATACTGCTGTCAACTTGTCTTAGTAAAAATTTATGCTTATCCCGCTGGGCCAATGTTATTTTGTTACGCATGTGTGCTAATTCTGTTCAAACCTCAAACCCCTAAATTCGCTACGCTTTTAACAAAGCTAGGTGCAACGCCACTTATTAAACCTGTCCTCAATATACTGCCTGTACTCGGGTAACCTACCACGCATTTTTTCGCAATACATAGGGTCGGCACCGAATTTTTTATCGATCATCACAGTAACAGCGTGTAGGCAGTGGGCTATAAGCCCCCGTTGCGTTATGCACGATAGATTCAATTGCGTCATGTGCGTATATGAAGGCGTAAATTTGAAGTTCCACTCAACATGTTTTGAGTACTCTACAAGCACTTTCATAAAGCGGTCAGAAGGATATCCTGCCTTTACATCATTGTAAAGTAGCCTTAAAAACTGATAGTTGGGGTCAACTTCGTCTTTCGTAAGATCAACAGAATCCCAAAGCTCAAAATCCGGTACGCTAGTGCTCCAGTTTTCAATATGTGGGTCTAAACACCCAAGCTTACCCAGCACTTCTAGTTTATAAAACCAAGTGCATAGGTCACATTTACACAACGTTTTCATACGCGGTACGTGCCTTTATAGTTTAAGTTTAGGCCAGAAGGATCCTTCTGGCCTGTTTGCATTACTTATTTAGCTTATGACTAATAATTGCTACCGTCATTTCATCTAGCACATTGGCGAGTCCGTCAACCTCGGGGCTAGGCTTAGGCTTAGGGCTAGGCTTAGACTTAGGCTTTGAATTTAACTCATCTAAATACATCCTAGGCACAAGCTCTTTTAGCGGGGGCCAATACTTAATCGCCGCACCTAAAGTAGTGTGCTTGCCCAGTATTTGAGAAACAGATGTGCAAAAGTCGTCGTACATACGGGTCTTTGCTTGCAATTTATCCTCAAACAAAACTATCTCGGAAACTATCTGCTCAGTTTCCGCGCACACCTCTAAGTTTATTCTGTACCCATTAAAGTGTGGCCGCTTATTATTTGTTGGGAAACAGAGTTGATCACCGCACTCGATGATAGGGTACGCGCCAAACGGCACGCCCTCCACCCTTATGAATTGGTGGCCAGAACCACTAACTGCGCCTCGAAGCGCATCGCTAGGCTCTACAAATATAGGCAACCTGTTCCTTATTGCCGTGCTGGCTGGAAATTCTTTAGGTAGCCGCTCTAAAAGCGCCCTAGTGGGTTCGTCGTACATAAGCTCATAAATAGCTTTCGCCCACGAATGGACAGGTCGTGTAACGTTAACGGCCTCTAAATCCTTTTCTCTCATTCGACTAATTTGCTCATGTATCGCCAGTGAAATAGACGAATTTATTCTTACTGTAGCCATTATGTTTCTCCGTTATTTAACTAAAATTACTCGCCCAAATGGGGCGGAAGATCTATCTGTGGACACCCAAAGAACTGGGTACTCTGGGGCTTCCCCGAAATAGTCTTGCAAACAGCATAAATCGGTAAGCACGATTGCGGCAGCTGGGTCTATACTATTATCAGAAACGTATTCCCATAACTGGCTAAACCGTGTACCGCCGCCGCCGTGCATATTTATCTCTATCTGATCGTCGGCCTCAAACGTGTCGTGGTGACATATGTCTGTATCAAAATAGATTACATGCAACAACTTAGGTTTAGACTGCTCATGTACTGCGCTTACTTCCGCAGCGTACTGATCTAACTCGGACTGAGTTACCGAACCACTGCAGTCTATAAAGAAAACAAGTTCCTCTAAGGTCTCACCGCTAACACTGGGCAAGTACAAACCTTGCGCCAGAAACCGCCGGTTAGGTCTAGCAAACGTGCGCTCGTCTGTCCGTTGCTTCTCAACAAACTGGTGCAACACATCAGCCCAATTAACTTTAGGCTGCAGTATTTCCTCAACAAGTTTAGATAACCCAGCTGATAGCTTGCCCTGCATCCTCGCGGCTTGGGCGGCTTGAGCAACCATGACTCTGTTTTCAGCAGCGGCTTGCGCCACCTCCGCTGCAGTTCCACCAGCGTCTTCTAGGTCTGGGCCAGTTCCGCCTATGCTATCCGAGGTATCGTCGTCCTGTTTATCAATAACGGCGTAAACGCCGTCGGCAGAACCGCCGCCAGCGTCGTATACTGAGCGGTCTAAAAGACCGCCCTCGATAAACCGACCTATGCCCTCGTCATGCAGCAACTGGTTGATCACATAGTCTGCCGCTTTGTTCCATGTGGAAGCGTCACGGCCTAACCTTCTAAAGTTATGCTCAAGCATAGGATGGAAGCACTCATGTGCTACTAAAAACGTAACCTCGTCATCGTCTAAAGAGTCAACGAAGTCAGGATTAAACCTGACCTCGCTACCATTGGTTGCCGCAGTAGGTACGGAGGCATCGATAACCATAGGCATACTCATAGCCACCGTTCCTACAAACGGGTGCCCAAGAATAAGACTAGTCTTGGCTTTAGAAAGCCTTGTCAAAGTATCCACTACTGACCTCCCATAAAGGCTGACATCTTACTCATTATGTCGGCGGCGCTATCTGCAGTGGCTTCCCGTACTGTGGGGGAATTACGCAAAACCTCTACGCTCTGGGTTGGCCCAAGTAGATTACGCTCTACCTCACGGCGCATGTCCTCTAGGTTGGGGTCATCGTCAAAGTTAAGTCGCGGCAGAATCTTGCACAACTCTACAACGTGTTCCACAGTACTAGCATGAAACCTAGCGTCTGGGTCCTTCAACTTGTTAGCCATATGCTCAACCCTGTCATACAACCGCTGCCAAACATCGGCCATCGCATCCTTAGCCGCTTTGCTTACACGGCTATGCACGTCTAACTGAATACGTTCAAGCTCATCATCAGCAATGCTCAAGCGAAAATCATCCGAGGGTATAGGGAAAACCGCTATATCCATGCTGAACTTTCCGGCTATATCAGCAGGGTGAGGGTAGTCTGCAGAGTTATATAATGAACCTAGAGAACGTCTAGCGTCCTGCTGCAGCGCTGGGTAGGCACTTACAAACCGACTAACTAGGTACTCGTAGTCAGATTTTTCGTGTCTAAAGTCCTGCATAAAAGCCATATAGTTTTTAGCAGGCAGTATCTGAGTGCCGTTAATGCCCCATGGTAACGTGTTCTCATAAAACCGTTTGCGGATATCCGCTGCCTTACGAGTAACGTCAGCCAACAAATCAGCGGACGGCAATAACGCTTTGTTATACCGGCCAACATCAACATTAGTCGAATTAACATGGGCCACTTGATGCGTAGCTTTACGGTCAAACTTTCGTGCCGTCCAGCGTGATATACTGAGCTGCGCAAGTACCGCTTTGTCTGATAGTTTCATAGTGTTCTCCTAAAATAATAAGTCTTGGTTGTTAATAGCCCAGTCAGTAAATCCCTTAGTGTTCTGCAACTCAGGGTCACGTTTGATAGCCCTAGACATAGCCAGCACACCAAACTCCCCGCTTAGTCGCTCTAAGTAACTAACTGCACGGTCAATATTGGAAACCGAAATACGTTCTGCAATAGCACCGGCTAAAGCATGTAACGTCGCTGGGTCAGTAGGTACATCGGCAGACTCTGGGTTTAGTAGAACTGCATCTGGGTTAGGGAGCTTGCGGAAAATACGCATAAAGCCAACAAACTCGCTAGCCGCACCCTCCCCGATAGCACCGGCAAAGCACTCATACTCTACATCCTTTGGAACAATACCTAGCACGTCACTGACACCCTCAACCCAACTACGTGGCGTAGGGTTACAGTCAGCATCGGCATCGAACTTATGCAGCAACTGGGGCCGCCAGCCAATAAAACTGACAACCTCTGTAACAACGTTGTTTTCTAAAGCCCATTTACGCCAGTCGTCTAAGTGGGTATCAAGCTCCAGTACAGTCTCTCTGTTACGCAAGTGACTTAGGACGCGGTTAGCCCCTGCCCTGTCAGCCTGCCGATTGCCTGTAGATATAACCTGCCACCCATCTGCCATAGCAACGCCGTGTAACGTTTTAGCTTGGCAAATATTAGCCAGTAACTTCTGCAAATCGTTGCTTGCTTGGTTACGGTCATCAAAGCATAAGATGCCGCCCCTACCGTCGTCGTACTTAGATCCTTTAGCGGGGAACCAGTCAGGCACCATAAATGCCAATGTGTCACCGCTTATGTTAGGTATGCCGAAGTCTTCCACTAGGCTAGTAGGCAAGTGCCGCTCTATGTAGTGAACGTCAAGCTCCCTAGCCACTTGCCTAACTATAGACGTTTTGCCACCGCCGGGTGGGCCCTCTATACATACTGTACGCTTAGCATCGAACAATGCTGTCAACGTGTTTCTAAGATACTCAGCTCTCATTATTTTCTCCCTTGGTTTTTGTGATGGTCTGGCCCAAGAATTACAGCGTGCAATTCTTTTCCAAGCTCATCTCTGTAAGCTTTAGCCGCTACCTTGCTGCTAAAGAAACGGTCTAGTACTTTGTTAGTACTGACACGCTTAACACCGAACAATTTAAGTTTCATAGACATGTTTTCTCCACTTGTCATTTGGTTTGACTCATCAGCCTTACAGTAACCAGCTGTAAAGGACGGGGATAACCCCGTTTCGTCAGTCTATCTCCACTGCGGTTTGCTTAACCTCAACACGAAAACCCATACGCTTGGCTATCTCCAGATCACGTTTAGACAATGTTGCTTTGTTTAGTAGCTCAGTGAACAAGAACGCTACTGCGTTATCCGGTACTGCAAGATTGCGGCCATAAGCACACTTTACAGTGATACGTAAAACTCCCATGTCCTTAGTAAAGTTAATAGCTTTCATAATGTTATCCTCTATAGTGTTGTAAGTAGCGAACCGTTGCGAAACCAGCGACCAAGATAGCACGCCTCGAATCGGCTGTCAAGTTTCGCTGTCAACTTTCGTCGAGACTTGGGTGTCGCTTACTGGCTAAGGTATAGCGTATATAAACTATCTAACTTTACTATCTAATAAATAGATAGTGGAAACATGTTATATATCAAAGGCTTAGCGCCAACTATCTAAACTATCTACGTTTTTTGTAGTAATGTGATCAACTATTTTCTTGCCTATTTAAGACTTTACATTCCTGATTTTAGGGCCACATGAAAAGGGTAAACATGAGCGTATTATTAATATTTTATAGATAGTTTAGATAGTTAGTATTGTAATGTATTAAGTATTATGGAAATTTCCCCTTGGTTTTCAGTGGTTTACGGCAAACTTTACTAATTATGTGTGTAAAGTAACGGCATTCTAAGGCCCCCACGTTTTATAGATAAGTTAGATAGTTAAATAGATAGTTGTAGATTGTCAGGTTTAAGGCTGTAAAGTAGTATAATGTCAAGTAGTGCGCGCGCTAAGCATCCGACCTTCAGGCCCCCGACGTATGGCGTCACCTTTACCGCAAAAGCGGAGGCAGAGGCAGAGGCAGAGGCAGAAGCGCGAAGGCAGAGAACATGACAACTGGTGCGTACCTAAATCGCAGGCATAAAAAAGGGAGCCTTCGCTCCCTGTTAGTTGGTCTATGAGCCGCCTAGGCTAAGACGATAATCGAATTAGCATGTAGAGGCTGCCGGTTAGTACTATGCACGCGCATATAAGTTGCCAGCAGGTCTGCCACGCGTCAATTCCGCTGTTGGACCTAAACTTGCGCCTACGTTCTTGTTCACTGAGCCTAAACTTGCGCCTACGTTCTTGTTGACTGAGCCTAAACTTGCGCTTGAACTTGCGCATATGTTCTTCGGTTTCTCGGCGGTTACTATTCAT